GCACCCCGCGCAGCGCGACCCAGTGGTACCAGTTCGCTCCAGAGAGCATGCCCGTCGTTTCACGTGCCAGCGCGTACACCGAGTCATAGTCGAGCCACCCCTGCGCGCTGTCCTGGCCGTACTCCCCGAGCACCCGCTGGAGTTCGGCGCCTGAGCCATCCATCAGCCCGTAGGTCGGGTTGATCTCCTCGGTGTAGCCGATCTGCATGGTGGTGGTGTAGCGGTCACTCGCAGCCTCCATGCCGGTCGCCACCTTGAGCCAATCCAGGCTGCACGCGGCACACGTCCAGTCCAGCAACTGGGGCTCCATCGGTGTGTAGGGATCCCATCGAACCGCCGGTGGTGCCGGCTCGATCCCTGCTAGAAAGCCAGTCGATTGACCTTATTATCGGCTTCGTAGTACCAGTACTGCGCGTCCCTTGCGAGTGTGAGCGAGATCTTGGATCCTGGCTCGAGAATTACGTACTGCTCGTCAGATCTTGCCTCGTCGCCGTTCTCGTCGATCGCGGCCTGGACACCTGGCCCGATGTTGTACTCAGCCATGCACACTCGCCTCCATGAGCGCGAGCGCTGCGTCATCGAGTACCCAGCGCTCCTCGCCGTCGGTGGCGACCACCCTGGCCTTGACCTCGGCCGCCGCCTGCTCGGCCGTCTTGCCCTCGCGCCCCAGACCGGGCTGCATCGCCACCATGACGTGCAGGCTCTGGCCCATCAGCGCGTCGGCGCCACCACCTGGCGGCCAGTACGACACGCTGCCGCAGCCCTCGAACGGGCACGGCACCACGACCACGTTCTCGTTGGGCGTGCCGTCAACATTGACCCCGTAGCTCACCGTGGCGGGATCGAGTGTGCCCTCGTGGCTGCCGCCGGGAGCGTCGGCGTGCTCGTACTCCCACGCGGTGGGATCGTTGAAGGAGGTGACTTTTACAGACATGGTTAAGGGTTCGCCTCCATGACCACGTTGGCCCCCGCGATATTGTTGTTGTAACTCGTGGTCCCCGTTGCGGTAACCAAGACAGCCAACGAGACGGTGTCGACAGACCCTGACAGGATGATGGGTTGACCACAATTCGAGACAAGCCAGGTGGCATTCTTCGTAAAGGTTGGAGTGATCGCCTTCCTCGCCTTGAAACCGAAGAGCGTGCCGGTGGTGATCCCTGCCCCCCCATAGAAGGTGAACACAATTTCGTTCTGGAGCGCACCGACCACTTCGTAGTACCGTAAGCATCTGGCGAAGTCGTCGGCCGGGTGCAGGGGCACGTAGTTGGCCGCCTGGCTGCCCACCACCAGCATGGCGTTGTCGGCGTATGCCGTGCAACTGGCCGCGAACCAGATCGACAGGATCACCTGCGTTGCGTCGGTTGGCACGGCGTACGTCACCGTCAGGGTCTGGTAAGCCCCCGATCCAGTGTGGAAGGCGCTATAAGCATTCGTGCCCGATGCCCCATCCGACCAGAGTCCGACCCGCACCGCGTTGGCGACGGCAGCCTTGATGCGGGTTGAAACGGTGAGCGTCTTGCCAGGCAAGTTGGTGAATTCCCCAGCGACGCGCAACAACTGGTACAGCCGCGTGGCCCCCGCGCCGGTGCCCAGCACAAACGTACAAGCAGCATCGGCTCCCGACCCATCAGCGTTGGCGGTATCCCTTGATATCGAGATCGTGTCCGACCCCGCCATCTGTATGACCCACGGACCATCAGCCGTCCTCCCTCCGGGGGTTGTGAATGGCCCGACTCCACGCTGCCAGATTTCAAAACCGCCGTTGGTGAGCAGGTTGTCGCGCGCGACGTCCGCGCCCAGCATGGCGTTGGTGATCGAGCCCGCGGCTGGTCCTCCGACCAGCAGACCCTTGCCCGCCCCATCGTGAACGTGGGTGCTCACCGCCGCGGCAAGTGCCTGCACATCCTCTTTGACAAAAATGTCGGTCGCCGCGGTCGCGCGCGGAAATGTAGGAAACGAGTAATTGGGATCAACTGGGATACGCGCCATCTAGCTGCTCCTCAAATCCACTGCACCGCTTTGATTCGTAACGAACCGCGCCACTGGCGCCCGATCTCATCGAACGACTGCATGATTGAATAGTCGGTAAACGACAGCTCCTGCGTCGTCTCGTCAGGCAGAATCACCGTCACCGCCCCAGGGTTGTCCACCGCCGCCTCGATCAGTTTCTGAATCTGCTTGCGCCCCATCCGCACCGGCACTCCATCACGGCGCACCAGCCCGTCCGCACAGAGGATGTCCGCCGAAAACTCCATCACCCGCTGCGGCCGCAGCGCATGCCCCAGGCTGACCGCCGACACCAGCGGCGAGCTGGCGTGGTCGGTGTTGTGCAGATGCACCCGCAACGCTGCCAGCGTGCAGGTCGCTCCCGTGGGGAACTTCGCGCGGTCATAGACCGCCGTGTTGAACGTGTGCGGAAACGCGGTCCACGCCATGCCTGGCGTCACGTCCAGGCGGTACTCGAGCGTCACGTAATTCTGGGCGTCGATCTTCGGCCCAGTGACAGAAAAATGGCGCAACGACTTGATCGAGGCGTGGTACCCGCCGTGCCACACCGGTAGGTCCACCCACCCGTCGCCGACGAAGTACTTGTAGTCCACACACCCCGCGGGATTGGGCGTACACGGATTCAAGATCCAGCCGATCGACCCGTCAGAAAAACCGACGTAGGTCCTGGTATGCCCGCTCACCGTCGAGCCGATCGTCGACACGAACAGTGCCTGGATGGCGCGGCCGACGAACGGGATGCTGACGCTGCCGTGCCACGCGTCGATGTGGACCGGCTCGCCCGTGCCCTGTGAGCCCAATGCCGTCACCAGCGTGCTCTGCCGCGGTCCGCGCACCCCCATCGACACCCAGGCCCCGAACTTGCACAGGTAGCCCGTGTTGGTGTTCCGATCCAGCAGCGCCGCGTAGGCAAACATCTGGCCCACGCCCGCGAATGCCGTCACCTGGCCCGCAATACCCGCCACGTTCGACGACAGGTCGTCAGGCCCCACCGACGTCCACGACAGGTCGGAGTCGATCCGCCCCAGACTATCCCCGTAGGCCACGTACAGCCCGTTCTCGAACGTGCCCCACGCCTTGCCGTTGTTGGGCGTGTCGGCGTACCGCAGGAACGGAAAGAGCTCGTGGTCGTCACCCGCGGCATTGAGCGTGTAGGTACCATCCGTTTTAGCGATGACCAGGGTGCCGCCGCTGGTCACCAGGAGCGAGGTGATGGCTGCCGACTTGTCCCCCGCCCGGAAGATCAGACTGGTGTAGTTGGCTTCGTTGGTGGGGTCGGCGTTGGTGTCCAGTTTTCTCAGCCGGTTGACGTCGTCCGCCCACCAGAATTCCTTGCCAATGACCGTGAAGGCCAACGCGTTGAACGTCGCCATTGCCGTGTACGCCGTGCCGTCGGAGGTCCACTGCGCCACCCCGCCGGCCAGCGCGAAGAACGCCCGCTGCACCCCGTCGAAGTTGGACGTGAACACGCACACGTCCAGGATGGGTGCGGTGAACGTGTGCGCGATCGACCAGACGTCGCTCGTGCCCGCGGCCTTTCTCAGCACGTTGACCCCGTTGGCGGCGTACAGCGTGGTGCCGAGCTCGAAGAAGCGGTTGATGCCCCGTGCCGCGTCGACGCCCGCCAGGGTGTACGTGCCGATCTCCGGACCCAGGCACCACGGCCAGACCGACAGGTCCACCGCGTTGGCGCTCATGTACCGCTGGTCGTCCCACTTTTCTTGCAACGCGAGCCCCAGGCCCAGCGTCAGATTCTGGAACGGCTCTTCCCGATCATTCGTGGGATTCGACCCCGCGTACGAGTAGTCGGGCGGCGCCACCGAGCCGACGTCAGCCGTCTTGGTGGATACCAGCGCCGGCTGCCCCGGCTGCGGCGCGCCTATCAGAAACCCCGTGCCGTCGATGACCACGTGAAACGGAAAAGGGCGTCTTTTTGCGTACAGACTCATCCAGCCGTCCTGACGCCTGGCCCGAACGTGCGCTGGCGGTACAGCTTCTTCTGCGGCATGTCGGCCACCAGGTGCTCGCGGACCAGGTCGTTGAACGCGGCCACCGCGCTGGCCTGGTCGCGGATTAATCGCTGGTTCGCCGCCGGCTCGAGCAGATGCCCGAACTGGCGCCAGCCAGCCACCAGCGCAGCGGACGCCACCCACCCAGGCTCGATAGCCGCCTCGTCGCTCTCCAGGCTCAACCCCGCCTGATCGCCGAACGTGCCCCCCGCCGGCCGGCAGTGGTCGTACGCCCGCTTCAGACACCTCAAATAAATCAGGTCGCCGTCGTTGAACGTGTGCGGCTGGGTGTTCAGGTAGAAATGGCCGCCGTCGCGTTCGACCGCGCCCATGATCCTGCGCTCGAACGGGTCCTGCAGGTTGCGGTCCTCGCCCGCGGCCAGTAGTCCCACCTGCAGCACGTTGCCACTGTCGATCAGCCACGGCGCCACCACGTTCAGGTCGTGTCGGGTCGTCAGGATGGTCGGGACGCACGCCACCTCGACCACCATCCAGCAGTGTTTCAGACCCTCGTTGATCAATCGGTGCGTCGTCGGCGCGTCGAACGGACCCAGGATCTCGAACCGTTCGCCGACCCCGGTCAATCCACCGCCCGCGAGGTCCAGGTACTCGTACTGCTCCATGTCGTAATAGGTGAGTGCTTCGAGGAATCCGTACGTCGTGCCCGCGCCATCAGAGAAAGGGCTGACCGACCAGGGCAGATCGGGCGTGATGGTGCCCGTCGAGGGGTCGTAGGCCATCACGTAGCGGTGGCGGTCGGTGGGCTGCGTCGCGTTGGGGCGGTACAGCGGCCGGTCGATCAACTGGTCTTCCTGGGGGATACCCGACATGATCGGATAGGCCAGACACACGAGCTGGCTGGTCGTCGAGCCGACCATCGCCCTGACCTCGTACGACGACGGGCCGATGTACGGGCCTGCTTCGACCGAAAAGGTCGCGCGGTACTGCTGCAGCGTGGCCATCAGGTCACCCTCCACCCATGAGATCGACCGCCACGACCGGGGCCGTCGATTGCACCGCGGGCTCGAGCGACGGTGCTGGCGTACTCGGGGGAGCCGGCTGCAATGAGGGTGTCGTCATGCGGGTCCGTAGACCAGATCGTCGAGGCTGTTGATGACCGGCCTGGCCTCGAGTGCCGTCACCCGCGCTACCAGCGCGTTGAACTCGGCCGGCGTCGGATGCACATCAGGCCCCAGCTTGGCCGCGGTCACCGCCCCATTGGCAATGTCCACCGTTTGAATCGTGCCGTCGGCAATCTTGGCCGAGGTGATCGACCCGTCCGCCACCGACAGCGTCTGCCAGTCGTCCGGCAGCGTCACCGTCACCACCACGCCCGTCGACAGTCGTCGAGATACCTGCAATCGGCCCGTGTGCCGCCATGACCCGTCGGTGTAGCGGTCCTGGCTGACCGGATACGTCGTGTCGATCACGCGTTCACGACCCTGGCGCCTGGCCGTTTGATGATGATGGACGCCCGCACGCCGCCCTGCGACGCGCGATTGTCCCTACGGTAAACCGTGGCAGCGATCGCGTCGTACGCTCGCCGATAGTCGGCGTCACGGGTCAGCCCGAGCTCGCGCATGGCATCCTCTCGCGGCAGAGACAGCCACCACTCGCCGTCGACGACGTCCGGTGTATTGGCATCCCCGATCATCGGGTCGCCGTCCAGGCAGTGCCCGTCGCGTTCGACGCGGATCTCCGGCACGACACCCTCGAGCAGTTTGGTCGCGGTCAGCACCGCGTCCCACGTCTGGCAGTACCGCACCTCGTGGTCGCCAAAGGTCAAGCGGAAAAAGCCCTGGCCGAAGGCGCAGTCGGACCGATGCGCCGCCGTGACGCTCAGGTACTCGGTCCGACCGTGCTCGTCGATCACGCCGGGGCTTCGGGCTCTGCACTGTCGACGGGCTCGGTGGCGTTAGCAACGACCTCGCGCGCCGCGGCAATCCACGCCGTTTTGTACGCGTCGCCGAGGTCGCCCCACGCGGGCAGGTTGTCGCCGGTCGCCAGCGACTTGCCGCCGGTGTTGGCCGAATACGCCTCGTAGGCCACCTGGCCGAGTGCGTTGTCGTCGTCCTGCATCACCATCAACGTTCTCCTAGCTGGTCGTGAACGTGCCGTCTGGCGAATAGGTCGTCAGACCGTTGGCGTACGCCGCGATGCGGTAGTGGTACAGCGTGCCCGTGGTCAGACCTCCCAGCGCCTTGGTCTGCGGACCCGTGCCCGATCCCTGCGTGTTGGTCGATCCGTAAGCCAACGTCGTGCCGTAGTCGATCCAGTTCAACGCCGATTGCGACAACGTGAAATTGACGGTCGCCCCCGACACGGTGATACCCGTGACCGAAATGGCCGTGATACTGACCGCCTGCCCGGTGGCCACGCTGGGCGAGCCATTCGGAAAGACCGCGGTGGCGGCCGACGCGTTGGCCGGCCACCCCGCCGGGCCAGGGGGCGCCTGACCCGTTTCGTTCCCACGCCAATCGACGGGGGTCTTGGTCCATAACCCTCCAGAAGCTCCGACCTGCGAGCCAATTTTGCCGCCGTCGAGCGGCATCGTCAGGACCTCGGCCGAGCCGGCCCCTCGACGTGCTCAGCCCTGGGCGCGTGCGTTTCACGTTCCGCCTTCGGGGCCGCCTTCGCGGCCTGCTCGGCGCTATACGCCTCCAGGCTTTCGATGGTCTGCTCGCCCGTAATGGTGAACCCTTCCCGCAGGTACACCTCGGCACTGGTCGCCGGGGCAATAATCGACTCACCGTCAGGTTTCAGATAGGTGAAGTACAGCGTGCTCGGCGGCGTTACTGCCGGGCCGTGCTCGTGCATCAGGTTCGCCTGAGCCACGAAATCCACGGGTTCACTCATGTCCTGCTCCTTCGACGCGCCTCGTCGATGGGATCTTTGCCGGTGCCTTCGATCGTGGTTGCCCTGGCGCCGTCCGCGCTCAGTTTGCGTTGCAGGTCCTCGAGCGCATTGGTGGCGCTCGTCTCGACGCCCCGCAGCAGACTCGGCTCGGGCTCGTCGCGGAACTTGGTGTCCACCACCCGGATCACCGCGCCGTGCGCGCGGATATCCCGGATGGTGGCCTCGAGCTCGTCGGTGGTCTGCGAGTCGATCGTCTCGACGTCGATGAGGGTGCCCAGCGTGGGATCTTTGAGGTCCGCTTTGCGGATGGCATTGATCAGCTTGGCCCGCTTGCGCTGCTCGGCGATGACCCTGGGCCGCTCGAGCCGCTCCCACTCCTCGACTTCTGACAGCGAGTCACCCTGCGCGGCCGTGACGGCCAGCAGGTGAAACCCCAGGTCGGCGTACAACGCGCGGTTCTGGGGGTCAGACTGCAACTGGACGATGTCGCCGTTGGGGGTCGCCCACCAGCGCAGCGGGTAGTTGTAGTTCTGCCCGCGGCGCAGGGGAATGTCCGAGCGGCCAAGCGTTTTTGATTGCATCCGCTCGGTGAAGGTGTCGGTTGCCACGGTTTACGCGACTCCCTTGGCCCAGACGCCGAACGTCGGTCGCATCATCTGATGCCCGTAGATCTCTTCGACGGCCAGTTTCCACGAGAAAACGTCAATGTCGTAGAAGATGTGCGACTTCGGCGTGCGCTGCATCACCAGCGCGATGGCCTCGCGATGGCCGATGAAGTTGTTGGCCTGACCGCCAGCCGGCTTCACCAGGTTTGTGGTCACCCCCAGGTTCAGGCCGTACATGTCGCCGAGCTGGCCGTCCTTCGACGGCAGGTTGGTGTTGCCGATGTACAACGCATTGCTCCACCGGTCGAGTGCCAGCTTGGCCACCTTCTCAGCCGGTGACATCAGGAAAAATCTTTCGGTCTGGGGCGCGTCGGCGTTATCCAGCAACTGCACCGCGGCCAGCACGTTGGCGTCCGACAGGGCCGTGCCCAGCGTGCCCACGGTCTGGGTGAAGCCCGCGACGTCGACCGCCAGGTTGGTGTCGACGTCCTTGGCCAGGGCGTAACCCAGCTTCTGCTGGTATTCGGATTGAACATCGATGATGCTCTGCACCTTGACGATGTCCTCGATGCCAAGGGCGGCGTATGACCAGATGTTTAAGGTTATTGTCGTGGCAGTTTCTGCAACTGTCTCGTAGACAATAGCGGTATTTTCGGTCTTTGCCCTCGCCGCCAGATTCCCGATTGACGCTACTTTGACGGTCTTTCCGACCGACGCGTCGTTCTCGAATCCTCGGTTTACTGACTTTGCGAAGAGCAAGTTCGACTCTGTCGCCCGCAGTACCTGCTTACTCCAGATGTCGGGGGAGAAAACGCCATCTGAAATGGTTTTATCTACGAATTCGGTCCTGTTGTTAGCTTACACTTTTATGTAAGAGCAGACTCTACCTTCATTGCCCACTCAGATGGGCAAGCGCAGCGTGGGGTCGTTGAGGCTAGTATCAGAGTAACCCCACCGAACGGCGTGGCCCTTCATGCCACGCACCCGAGCCTCTTCTGAAGTGAGCCCGGCTGGTTCGGTGTTCAAGGTGACTTCTCGAGTAAACGGCTGGGTCTTGCTGTTGAGCAATTTCATCTGCATCGCCATCGCCCACTCTTCGGGCTGGATCGGCGTGCGGAAGTCGCTATGCGCCAATCGCGCTGCGATGTACTGCAGCACCAGTTCGGCCCGCTCGCGCTTCGTGTGCAGCGCGGGCAAGATCCATTCAGCAAAACGTTTGGTGCGCTGGAGTCCAACGATGCGAAGAGCCCATGCTCGCTTGTAGGCATTGCCATTACGAGCAGTGCCCCTGGGAATGGCCCATGCGACGTGATGCCCGACCTGGACACGCTCGAGGATGCTCGTGATTGCATCCAGCGCGGCCTGATCTGTCCCAGCGAGCAGCGCCATCGGCTGGACCTTGGGTCCACCGTTCTTGCCTGCGCTGGGACGAATCGTCAGTACCACAGAACCCTCACCGTCAAAGAACCCGGCTAACCAGCCGTACTCGATATCTGAA